TGTGCCACAAAGCAAAAACGGCGATAGCCGCGATGTACCACTGACCCGCCGCGGGGTGGAAATCCTGCACACCCTGCCGCCGCAATCCGGCCCGGCTTTCCAGCTCAAGGCGGCCCAGCGTGATGCACTCTGGCGCAAGGTGCGCGATAAAACCCGCATTGCCGACCTGCACTTTCACGATAGCCGCGCTGAAGCGATTTGGCGGCTGTCCAAAAAGCTCAATGCGCTGGATTTAGCGCGTGTTATCGGCCACCGCGACCCCAAATCTTTGATGATTTACTACAACGATTCGGCCAGCGAATTGGCTAAGCAACTGGACTAAATTTAATAAATGGACTAATGCATCGGGATTTTCTGACAAAACCCATCTTTTTCATTTAATCCTTAAAAACAAGGCATTTTCTGAAAAATAAAAGTCTGACATTGGCCTAATCAGCTCTAACACCGCGTCTAACATTTTTCTAAGCTGTTGATTTTATTAAAAACTAAAAAATGAAATAGTTAGATAGCTAATCTCTAACATGTTAGACATTAGTCAGATGAATGTTAGACTTTTTTTATCAATCATATCTTATTGATTTTAATGATAAAAATGGTCATTTTTTGCGGTTTTGTGAGAATGTCAGAAAATCCCGAAGGCCACCTTCAAAATTTTTGTATAAAAGTTAATTACAAATAAATCAATAGGTTATACGGTACAAAAAAGGCTCAGATTGAACCTTTTTCTGCAAAAACACTAAGGTATTGATTTTCTCAGTATAAATTAGATACAGTCAATTAAATCAATACCTTAGGCTGGCGTTGTCGCTGCCGTCGCAACGCCCATTTGTCAATATCTGATTTGCGCCATTTTCGTTCTTGGCCGATGAACAGCGGCTCGGGAAAGTCGGCCCGGCTGGCTGCACGCTCCAAAAACCCGCGCCGATTCGGTTTGCCGTTGCTGGCAATCATGCCCAAATGCACCGCCGCCGCATCGGCGTTTAACCAGCGATCTCCGGTAATTAAGGCGGCTAATACCGCTAAGGTGTCGCTATCGGCCACGGCGTTTGCCCTCGTCCAAATGACGACGAAATACCCAGCAACGCACCGGCTGCTGGCGGCGTAGTTTGCTGGGAATGGTTTTTTCACCTAAAAAACGCCGATCATGCTTAAGAGACTGAATTAACTCGCTTTTGGGCGGTAATTTGCACCCCACCCGCTTGGCCCAATGTCGCACTCTGCTGTATTCATAGGCCCGTCGCGCCGGGTCGCATGAATGATTTAATTGAATCCGTGCTTGGCGGCCAATCGTCAATATCGCCTGCCAAAACAAGTGCGCCGGGGTAAGTTCCCCGCCGTTGGCAATTTCCATCAGTGACGGCAGCGGCAAACGCCGCTGGCGGCAGCACTGGCGCAGTTGCTTGTGCAGCATCACTTGCACCGCATAGCTGGTTTCTGCGCGAATAGCGGCAATGATTGTGGCCGGATCGCCTGCGTCAATCCGTGTTGGCGCTTCAATACGCATGGTGTGAGCGATACGCTCGCATTCAATGAAATACTGCCGCGCTTGTTTTCCCTTAGCATTGCGTTCGACCATCGACAGCTCTTTGGCCATATCCACGCTGAGGTGGTAGTCCTTACTGGGTCGGCCTATCTTGGATCGACTTTTACTCAAATTTGAGTAAAAGTCATCTTCGGCAGTTTTGCTACTCAAATATGAGTAGCAAAAATCTTTGTCTTCTTCAAAGTCGTATTCTTCTATGCGCCGCTCTATCCAATCGTTAAAACGGGTCTGTACTTCTAAAAATTCGTGCAGGTCGCGGGCGTTCACCGTTGGCACGGTCGCTTTGCCGATTTCAGTGCGCGTCATGGGAATCAGGTGCTGCATGTTTTTATCTCCTTAAAGAAGGGTTAGAAAGGGAGCAGCAGTTCACCGCTCCCTTGGCTGAAGCAAGAAACGCTCAGTCGTTGTCAGTTTGGCGCGGTTTTTCGGCCTTAAATAGCCAGCAGCGCACGGTGCGGCCGGTGATGGCCGACCAGATCGGTTTCATTTCCACAAACTTGCGTTGTTGCGAGGTTTTCAGCCGTTTCTTTAGTGCCGCCAGTTCGCAGGGCAAGTGCAGTCCGGCTTTGCTGCAGGTGGCTTCGTATTCGACCAAGTTAATAGCAATCAGCTTTTCATCGCCGCTGTGATTGAGTTGCACCACATCGCCGTTTTTTAGGTATTTACCGTTGAGGTAATCCACCTGTTCCCAAAAGGCTTCTACCAGCGGATGATCGACATTGATCGCGTGCTGGCGTTCGACAGCCATGTTTTCTAGCAGCACGTGTACGCACGCGTGTTGCACTTTATCCAGCCCAATCAGCCCAGCCAGCACATCGGTCAAGGCCATAATCTGCGCGTGGTTTTTGGCAATGCGCACCGTTCTCATGCCCGAGTGGGCCAGCAGTTGCTCTTCATACACGGGGCGCAATTGGCGTAGGGCCTCCATCACCTATTTTTCGCACGCAATGGCTTTCAGTAAAAACCCGCTCACCGCGTCCATCGGCATGCGGGATAAGCGTTCAGCCAGTGGTTTGCTGGCGCGGCTGTGCTGGCTGCGATCAAATTCCACATGCACAATGCACTGCATCACCGCGTCATCGGCCTGAACGGCGTAGTTTTGTGCAATCACTACGGCGGCGCGAAACGGCGGTTCATAGGTTTCATTGCCGTTGTTTTTCATCCCGCGAGCGCGCACGGATCGCCCGTTATAGGCGGTTTTTAGCTCGTTCCAATCGAAGGCTTTTTGCTTGTGCTGGCCGTTGTTTTCCCGATCCGATTCAATCAACACCACCGGCAAATTCGACACTTGGGCAAAATTGCGTGAACGCGCCGCATGGGTGGATTTGGCCGGGTCAAAGCCCTCGTAATCGCTGCGGCCGACCAATTTCCACAAAAATTCCACTAAGGTGGATTTGCCGGAACCGGCCTCGCCGACAATCTCCAAAAACGGGTAACTTTCATCCGCGGCGCGAATTTGCTCAGCAAAAAGCGAACCAAACCAAAACGTCAGCGCCACGATCCCTTTTGCGCCAAAACACTCCCACAGCAAATTCACCCACTCGTCGCGGTAGTCCTCAAGCGCGGTATTCACCTGCAACGCCACGCTTTGGCTCAGCGATTTGATATTAAGCGTGCCCAATTCAAAATAATCATCGCTGTTGCGTGTGGCCAGCGTGCCGCCTTTCATCGCCAGATCGTTAAACACATAGCAGCCGTGCTCGCGGCTATAACCGATGTAATCCACCGTTTCCACGCGCATGATCTTGTCGTTTTCTCGCAGCAGGCTATCGAGATGCTTTTGCGTGCCGGTCCACAACGAACCCGGGGGCCACGTGCATTAATTGGGTTTTGAACTCGCTGGAAACGGTGCGCTGGCGTGCGGTAAAGGCGGCGGTGAGCGGCGTGCGGAAATACGGCGAGGTGATTTTGAAGTAATACCACGCTTCATTCGTCACTTTGTTTTGCTGGTAATACAGCACGCGCGGCACGCAATTGGCGATGTCGCGCACGCAATTCCACTGTTTCACCATCACCGCGCTGATTTCACCCACCATCAGCCCAGCACCGGCTTCATCGCCATCGGGGTCAAACTTTTTCGGATCAAGCCGAAACCAATACAACTGCTGGTCAAACTCAAAATGAAACTGCCAGCGGCGGTTGTGGTTAAACAACAACGCGGCTTTTTCCTCTGCCGAGCGTGCTAGCAACAATGCGCCGTGATACAAATACGCCTTGATCTCTTTTTCATTCAATTTATTACGTTGATGTAAATCGTTCCAATCAACTTTGCCTTTTTGCGGCTTAGGAATTTGCGCCGCTTGGTATGTCCAGCCGTCTTTGCGCGCTTGATTGACCCACTTTTTCGTAGAACGCTGGCCAGCGTCATCGTGATCTAAGGCCCAAATAAGAACCGGGCGTTTAAGCCCGGTTTTTTCACACTGTTCTGCGAGTTTCTTTAGCGCCGTATCGGGGTAATTTTTCGCCGACAGCAGCGCCCGGGCGGGAATACCGTTCAGCTCTAAGGCGATGGCATCAAAAATCCCTTCCACCAGCCACACTTCACCGGCAGCGGGGGAATCGGGCAACTGCCACCAGATACCGCCGACTTTTTTGCCCGGGGCAAAGCGCGCTTTCATCCCGCCAAAGCGCTGCGGGTCGTCGATCAGCCGTTCCCACCAACTGCCGTTATCCAAGGCAAAGCGCACCGTGGCGGTATGCAGGTTTTTTGCGTGATCGACAAAACTCTCTTGCGTGTAGGTTCGTTTAAGCCTCGTTAAGTTAAATCCGCGTGCTTCGTGCAAATACGCATCGGCTGCGGCATTTGGATTGCGCGGGCTGGTCGGATAGCGCTTCGACCAAACGTTGAATAAATCGGGATATAACGCCTTAACGTGTAATTCGGTCGCGCATTTGTTTTCCCGGTTGCAGCGCAGCAGCCACGGGGTTTGCGCTGAGGTATACAGCTCCTTGTGCCCGCAGTTTGGACATTTTCCTTGTTGTAAATAGCCGCCTTGGCGCTTGAAATGGTAGTCCTTGATCAGCCGTTCGTTTATCTGGCGTTTAAGTTTAGCGCGCATGGGCCACCCCCTCCGCGCTGTTGACGTAAAACATCGGCTGCGCCGGGCTGCCTAAATCCGCGAGCACGTTTTGCAGGCATTCACCGGCTTGCGCGGCCACGGCGGCGATTTCATCGGCCTGAATCTGCGCCGTCGCCACCACATCAGCGCTGAGTTTTCCCAGCAAAGAAAGCACGTTTTGCGCCTGAAATAACAGCCCTAATTGGCCGCTGTTTAGGCCGTAATATTCCGCATTCATGCGCCTTCTCCTACGACAATGGAAAAGGGATGGGAGGTAAAAGAAAAGACGGGTAAGACGAAACACTGCCCGTAGAAAGGGCAGGATGAGTAACGGTGTTCATGCGAACGCTCCTTGGTGAGACTTAAATAAACCTTGCAGGAGCGTTGTTAGGCGCGGCCCGCAAGGCGGCTGGGAGGCTAACAACTCGTACCAAGCCGAGCGGGCTGATTCCCCTTGCGGGTGTTGTATTCGCCACCCTCCCCGCCATCATGCGGGCATAAAAATACCGCGTACTGACGGGGCGGGTACCGCTTGGTAACGGGAGTTGTTAGGCTCCATCCCTTTCGGGACGCAGTCACAGTAGTAGTGTGTATCGCCCTTGTCAATAGCGGCAAGGTGGCTTACCCCTTGGGGCACTATGATGGACGTTCTACCCATCCTCACCTCCCCAGGGGCTAGCCATGAACATGATTCCACATGAACGTCCAAACGACGATGAACTGCGCAAGCACAGTCGATTTGAGCCGCCCGCCCGTTCATTCGAGCCTGAGCCTGAGACCGAACGTACCCGGACGGATGACGAGGAGTAACCCCCTGCCGCCACGCACCCGCGCCGAGAGTCTGCGTGATGTGGATTACATCGTGCGTTTGGGCGTGGTGCATCAACGTTTGTTTTCCCGCGTGGACAAAGGATTGAAACTGATTCAAGCCGTTGCAGGCAGTGCGGCCGTAGGTGCTGCCGTCAGCGGACAGCCGGTGACCGTGGCGATGGTCGGTGCCGTGGTGGCTTTGGCTGCGAGCGTGAGCTTGGTGTTTGATTTTGGACAAGCCGCTCACGCTTACGGAGTGTTGGTCTCTCGCTGTACGGCCATTACCGTACAAGCGTTGAATAATCCAAGCATGACCACTGCTGAAATCGACGCAGCTAAAACCCACGTCGCCGACCTTGATCTCAACGAAATCGAAAGCTTGCGCATGCCCTGTTTCAACGAAGTCCAGCGGCGGCATGGGCTGCTGGCCTACATTCAGCCCTTGAGCCGCTGGCAGCGCCTGTGGGCGGCTTTGGCGTAAATCACTATTTAGCCGAGTGCGAGTGGAAATAAAGAAAACAGATACAGCGATACGCTGCCCAAAAACGGGCAGGTGAATAGAACGCGTCATGGTAGAAGTCCTGAATTGAATGAAATCCGCTTCTCTGTCGCTAAACAGAAAGAGCGGAGCTGTGCAGGTTAGCGAACCGTAATTCAGGGAACCGGTAGGGATAAAACCCTCCCACACAGCCCATCCACAAAAAGACTTGCTGTATACGCAATAAAAAACCGCAACTATTCCCCAGGAATGACGCGGTATGCGCCTGAATTGCCGGGTCGCTAAACCCATGCTGCCGCTTTTTGGGGCGGCAACGAGGCACAGCATAACGGGGACAGCGGGCTTGTCAAGGGTGTGGTGCGGTGTGGCAGTGTTACAGTACCTACGTACATCCCTGCGCCCCCTTTTAAAACCTGCGGCTATGGCTACCGTGACCTTTGACACATTGGCATTTGTTGACATTCTGGAAAAAGCCGGTATCGCGCAAGAACAGGCGCGCGGTATTGCTATAGCCGTGCGGGGCGCACAAGACACGGTCTTGGCCGAATACGCCAAAACGGCGCAAGAAGCCAGTAAACGCGCGGTGGATGCACTGGATAGCAAAACGGAAAAAGCTATCGTCGAACTTAAGTCCGACATTGCCTTGGTGCGCAAAGATATGGAGGCCATGGAGCAGCGGCTGACCATTAAAATGGGCAGTATGTTTATGGTTGCTATAGGCATTTTGCTGGCCGCACTGAAATTTATGCATTGAGGTTCTGGCTGGCAAACGCACATGAATGCAGTGCTGCGTGAGGCCGTAGAACAAGGCCGGATTTGATTTTGATTGTTTTCAGTAATGGCCATGTTGATGGCTCCTTTGGCGTTGGCCGCAACAGCAGCGGTGTGCATGTGAATGGCTGCCATACCTGCCCTGTTGGTTCAGTTCATGCATCAGGTCGATTTCTTGCAACATCGTCGGTTTTGCGCGCGGCCGCTTGGGTTCGGGATGGATCAGTTCATCCATGCCAGAGCGCTGCCATAAGCGCATTGCCATGGCGTGCCTTTGATACTGGCGCAAGGCTTTCACCCATTGGCCTTGCACAATCAGCGAATCGGTGATCACCCCGTGGTTGATTTCCTCGTCCTCGTGCAGGCCGTCGGTGCTCAGCCGGGTTAAAAAGAACCGCACATCCTCTAAGCACAGATACAAGCGTGGATTTTCTGGCTGATTAACCGGTGTTTCCGTAGCGATTTCTGGCGGCAAAAGTTCTTTTTTGCCACACAGCGCCGCTGCATCTTTCCGTTTCAGCACGGTTTGGGCGGCCTCCCAAGCGAATTGTGTTGCCTCTACCAGCGGCTTAGCCTCGGTGTATTCGGTTGTTTCTAAAGTGAGTTTGGATTCATGACGCACCACCAGCACATTGCGCTGACGAAAATAAATAAACCCGGCTGGTTCAGCGCGGTCAAAAGCGGGAATCGTAGTCATAAGGCGATTTTTTTAGGCTGAAACGGTGGAGAGGGAAAGAGAACCTTGCTCATTGGCGAGGCTTTCAGCAGGCAAACCCATGGCCGCCAGTTCCTCGTGAATCAGCGCGGTTAATGCGGCCCGTTCGCCCGGATCGCGCAAACGTTCACGGCTGCGGATCATGTGATGCAACTCACGTAGCACCTGAGCGCGCCCCGGCTTGACCGCAATGCCGTGCGTTTCGTAGGCGTGTAAGGCTTTGGCCCATTCCAGTTGTAAGGCGAGCAAAAAATCAGCCGCGTGGACGTTGCCATTAACGCGCACGCGATCCGTGTTGATCCGCGCCAAATACATATGCGCCCTATCCAAACGAATGTGCAGCACCGCTTTGCTAGGGGGCATAAGCCCCCCACCTACGGCAATACAGACGGGCGGCAGCCACAGCGGTTCAAGCAATTTAGCGTTATCGCCGCTTTGAATCGTGTCCTTGGTGGTGCGCCAATCCATTCCGATAAAGTCATTCAAGGGCTTTAATGGCAGGTAATCGAGCGTATTGACTGCCTGAACAGGCAAAATAAGATCGTAAAAGCGAATCGTGTTGACAAAACGAGCAACGGAAGGGGTAGTTTCAGTATTCATGGTGTTTTTCTTAGGGTGAAAGTGGGCTCAAGCCGTGCGTTTGCGGTTTGAATGAGAAAACGGGATTAAGCTGCTTCGGGCGGTTTACTCAATCACCGGCAGCCCCAGTGCAATGCGCACTTTTCGCCCTTCGCCGAAATACCCGCGACGAATGCCTTGCACCACATAGCACACCGTGCGGTAGCTAAATCCGTGTTCAGCGGCCCACGATTTAAGCGTTTTACCCTCTTTTTGTAGGCGCTGTTTGATGGGTTGGGCAAACACTAAATGAGACGGGGAAGCTGTTTTCATCAGAGGGCTACGCCTATACTGTGACACGGGAATAATGTTTTTGAATTATATCCTAAAAAATTTATTAAAGGTTAAATTTATATTTATATGAACAATATTGGTCTGCGTCTGCGCGAAGAACGCGAACGATTGGGCTTAAGCCAAACCGCCCTTGGAGCCATTGGCGGCGTGCAGCAAAATGCCCAGTTCTTGTATGAAAAAGACCAGCGCAGCCCTAATGCCGATTATTTATATGCCTTAGCAAACATCGGTGCTGATACGCATTACATCGTCACCGGGCAACGGAATACCAGCGCACTCAATGCCGATGAAATTGAGGTGATTACCCGCTTTAGAGCCGCACCACCTCTGCTCAAAGGGGCTATTTTAGGTGCCTTATACGGTGCAGAAAAGGCAACAAAAAATGGGAATTTGGCAAAAATGAATGCGCCAAAAGATAATAAAACGTAATAGCTAAGTGAATGAATCCGGCAAGCTATAGGGTTTAAATTGCATTACCTCTTCGCCGATCCACTGGTTTAATTCCATTAATCGTAATTGCAAAGGTTCTAATTCATTGCGCGCCCAAATATGTGCCGCTTTAGCCACATCGCCAAAGCCGCCGCTATTACTCGGCACCACACCTAATAATTGTGGCGGAATGCGGTGCGCGGCTAAAATATCATCACGGCTGGCTTCTTTAATGCCCAAAAACTCATCTTTGGCGGCTACTTCGCTAATCGGAATCACCTGAACGCCGTCTTTCTTACCATTGGGCGAATATAAAAATAAGTTTCTAAAATTCCCCGGCCCTTTGGATTGTTTGAGCGCATCACGAATGGCATCAATATCACTTAACTGCTGCGCGGCATCGTTGACATACAAAATAAATCCCGCATGCGAACCATTTAAATAATACCGTCGCCTAAATAACGTAGCGCTTTCATTTAAATACGCACTTTGTAACGCGCTTAGGTATTCGGGCAAGCCATAAATTTCTTGATGAATATCCGGTTCCATAATCTGCCAAATACTGTCTTTAGCAAATTCATAGTCATCTACGCCATTGCGTAACAAAAACCAGCGCCCGTTTTCTATTCCGCGCCGGGTCGTTTTGGCCGGTGCAATGACTAACTCTAAAGTTTTACCCGATACTGCTTTCCGCCGTTCTAAATACCCATTACCAAACACCAACCAATCTAAGGCCAGCCGGGCAAAGGTGGAACGCGATAATAAGGGGTGTTCAATAAACGTGGCCGCTAATAAATTGCGTTTTAAATAAATTGCTGAAGAATGATGCGGGCTGGCCCTAAAGGAACGCGCTAAGCCGTCAAAGGAAATGGGCGGGTTATACCAACGCGCATACATCGGTACACATTCTACATGTTCTAATAATTCACGCCGATCCAATACCGGCACCGGATCACCAAAGGAAAACGCTGTTGCCGATGCGGTTTGATTATTTTTTAGTTTCCTAGAAACGTTTAATTTTGTTTTCTTGACTGATTTTTTCATTTAGTAGATTTCCATAAAACCGGTATTGGTGTGTGTTTGCCCGGTAAACGGTTCATTATCTAAAGCGTGCATGGTGGCCCAGGCTAAATCCGCATGCCCGGTATCCTCACGGCGGCCCGCAGTAAACGTGGCATATTGCCCGCTGCCGGTTACACTGCGGCGAATGGCTAAAAAAGCGGTAACAACCTCATTCCAACTGCGATCAAACTGCAAACGCCCGTTAGTAATCACTTCGTAGGCTTTTAATACCAAACGCGATTTGACTTCAGCGCTGTAGTTAATCGCCTTCACGGCTGGAAAAAAGGCACGCACATGTTGATATACTCCTTGCCCCATTCCGGTGCTATCAATGGCAATATGCTCAACATAATATTGAGTGGTTAATTGTTTAATGGCGTTGGCTTGCGCGGCAAAATCCATACCCCTAAATTGCTGTTTTTCGATTAATCTAAATGGCCCGCCAGAAACGAAGGGTGGGGCCACCACCATTAACCCGGCGCTATCCCCCGATAATGCCGGGTCATAACCAATCCAGACGGCGCGATGGCCTAAAGGACGCGGATTTAAGGGCTGATAATCGTCCCACACTTCCCAGGTATCCACCAAACAGTGCTGTAATTGCTGCAAAGAAAATACCGATAAACTGTCATCAATAAAGCCGCACATTAATAAATTATCCCATTCCAGCGGGCTGTATTCGCGTTTTAATTGGTCTAAATCAAATAAATTACAGCCGCCGTTTATGGCATCTTCTACGGTGACGATTTGCCGCCATTGCCCGTCTTTTCCCAGCTTCCCGGCATGTAAATCAGCCGGATTTTTATCTAAAGTAAATCGTTCCTCTTTTTTACGCCCTTTATTAAATAACTCGCCTGACCAAAATGGATACGCATCATGGGTTATTGCGCTGGGCGTAGAAAAATAGGTTTGCCGCCACTGTTTATGAATCGCCATCCCACTGGCGACTTTGCGCAAGGTTTGAAACTGATGAACCCAAAAATATTCATCAAAATATAAATTGCCGTGATAACTTTGTGCGGTGCGTGAATTGGTACCGAGAAAATACAGCGTTGCGCCATTATCTAATACAATCGGGTCGCCTTTTAAGTCTAATTCCGCCGCATTTTTCGTAAAATTTAAAATATATTGCTTAAACACATGCGCTTGCGCTTTGCTCGCCGATAAAAAATTTGATTTCTTCCCGTTTCTATTGCATCTAATAAGGCTTCACGGGCAAAATACCACGTAGCCCCAATTTGGCGGGATTTGAGTATATTTCTAATGCGCTGTGTGTGCCCGGCTTCATACCATTTGCGTTGATAATCGAATAAATTTTGCTGAAAAACCCGCTGTAATTGCTGTTTTTGTTCGTCGCTAATTGCGTTTTTAGTTTTATTTTTCCCTTGATTTCTCTGATTAATTTTTGGATTTAAATCGCCTTCGTGTCCGCCGGGTTGTTCATAACGGTGCACACGCGCCAAGCGTTCCATTTGCCGCCCAAGTAAATCAATTTCTTTGTAATCGCTGCCGGTTTTGGGTGCTTTATTTACCAATTGAATAAAACGCTGTTCTAATCCCAGCTCCACACGGGTTAATGCGTTGGCGTTATCCCAGTGATCGCGTTGTTTCCACGCGCTAATCGTGGCACGCGGGGTATTGAGATAATCAGCAATGGCATTAATCGCCCAGCCTTGCCAATACAAGGCGCGCGCGTGGCGACGCGGTTCGAGAGTGGGTAAATCCGACATGCAACCAGTGTGTTTGTTTCGCAAAAACAAAACGGTTACGAACACATGTACAAGTGCGTGTGTACAGGTAAACGTGCTGGAAACGCCTTATACATGCCGTTCACGATGGACGCATGAACAAACACCTTCCTTTTTTTAGGATTGCCACCGAAGGCACCTGCGTGGATGGCCGCCGCATTAAGCGGCTCCACTTGGAGCAAGCCGCCGCCCGTTATGACCCGAATGTGTATGCCGCGCGGATTTGGCTGGAGCACATTCGCAGTATTCATCCCGATAGCATTTTTCAGGCTTATGGCGATGTTTTGGCGCTAAAAACGCGGGAAATTACGCTTGCCGGGCAAAAACGGCTGGCTTTGTACGCGCAATTAGCGCCCAGCCAGGCACTGCGCCAGATCAATAAACGCGGGCAAAAGTGCTACAGCTCGATTGAATTACTGCCCAATTTTGCCGGCACCGGTGAGGCGTATTTGATTGGCCTGGCCATTATCGACAGCCCGGCCAGCATCGGCACGGAAAAACTTCAGTTTAACCAACGCTTTGCGGCCAACGATGACCGTCTGATCTCGCCCCTTGAGGAACTCACTATGTCTTTGAATGACACGTCTGCTATCGATCCGCAACCGTCTGCTGATGCGCCGGAAATAACCGATCCGAACCCGCCTGTTAGTGCCTTTTCCGTGGCGTTAGAGCGCATTAAGCAGCTTTTTAGCCGACAAAGCCAACACCACGATACCCAGCTCACGCAATTACTGGACGTGCTGGAACAAACGGCTACTTTCAGCCAGAAAACCGCCTCAGAGGTGGCTCAACTGAATACGGATGTAGCCGGTTTGCGCAGCGAATTAGACCAGCAGCGGCAGTTACTTTCGGCGTTGCCTGCACCGATTCCCGCACGCCCAGTCAACACCGGCAGCGAGCAAAGCAGCGCGGTCGTCACGGATTGCTGATTAAAAACAAAACCCCCGCCAGTGTGCTGCTAGCGAGGGTTTCTACGTCAACCCCTTATCGAGACTAAGGAGTAAACCTTGAAAAAGTATAGCAAAGGAACGTTTCGCGTGAATAAAGAAGAAGGCATTGAAGTTACTGGTGAATTTTGCCCGTTTCTACGCAAGTGCATGGGAATTAGTTTATTAATTTTTTCAACCTGCCTTGGTCTTGCCTTACTCATTTTTTCCATTCCATGGGAGCACATTTTTAAATGAATAAAGTTGCTGATCGCTGGATACGTATTTGTATAGGTATCGCCATTATTGGCGCTTCTATGGGTCTATTTTTGTTATTAGCAACGCCATTTATTCATGCTATGCGCTGGTGGTAATCCCAAAAAACACGCAAGGAAATGATTATGAATACTACAGATTTAAATATCACTCAAAACAGCCAAGAAGATGAAGATACAGCCGCTGAAAAACAGTTTCACCGGAAAGCTGGCCGCGCCTTTCTTTTTCTATTGTATTCCTTTGATGCCTTGCTTATAGGGCCAATATTCAGATTTGGACAGACCTTTTTAGTACATTTTTCGGCTGAATTTCCCCTCTATTTTCTATACTGAGAAACGATTATGCAAAACACAACCCGTATTCAATTTAATGCGTATTTAGAACAAATCGCAACGCTTAATGGGATTACTAATGCCACGCAAAAATTTAATGTTGATCCCAGTATGCAACAAACCTTGGAAAGTAAGATTCAACAATCCAGTGATTTCTTAAGCAAAGTCAATAGTATTGGGGTGAATGAACAAAGCGGGCAGCGCTTAGGTTTGGGTATTGGCTCGCCCATTGCCAGCACCACCGATACGGCGCTGCAAGATAGAGCTACGCGCGACCCCAGCGAATTAGACACGCACGATTATCGCTGCACGCAAACCAATTCGGATACGCATATTCGTTATCAAAAACTCGATGCGTGGGCGAAGTTTCCCGATTTTCAAACGCGGATTCGTAATGCCATTGTTTCCCAGCAAGCACGGGATCGGTTATTAATTGGCTTTAATGGCGTTGAACGTGCCGCTACGTCTAATATAAACACCCATCCGTTATTACAAGATGTGAATATCGGTTGGTTAGAAAAATACCGTTTGCATGCGCCGCAGCGGGTATTAAAAGAGGGCGCTAATAAAGATAAAATTAGGGTCGGCGAAGGCAGTGGAAGTGATTATCGCAGTTTAGATGCGCTGGTGTTTGATGCGGTCAATCACTTAATTGAACCGTGGTATCAAGACGATACCGCTTTAGTGGCGATTTGTGGCCGGGATTTACTGTATAACAAATTATCCTCAATTTTAAATGCCATTCCGCAGAATGCGCCGAGTGAAACCTTGGCCGGGGATGTGTTAATTAGCCAGCGCCGTTTAGTAATTTACCGGCTTTGCGCGTGCCGTTTATGCCCGCCAATACGTTATTTATTACCCGCTGCGATAATCTTTCTATTTATTGGCAAGAGGGTTCGCGGCGGCGCACGCTCACGGATAATCCGCGCCGAGATCGTATTGAAAATTGGGAATCATCCAATGATGCGTATGTGGTTGAAGATTATGGTTGCGGCTGCTTAATCGAAAATATTGAATTAAGTCAATAACTCAAAAACGAAACACCCCGGCAGCGAGCAACTGCCGAGGCGTTCTGGTTGTACCCGTGAAAAAGGGTCACGAGTAACCTATGAAAGATAGTAATCAAACGACGCTTGAAATTCATCCTCAACACGGCTTGAAAATGAATCTAATTACTGACCATTGGATACGCAAGTGCATAGGTATCGCCATTTTAGGGAGCACCGTTGCGGCCGTTTTGGTCGCTGCTGCGCCGTTGGTATGGTCTATCGGTTATGCCGTTTCTCATATTCTTACGGCGGTATCGTTATGAATAGCTTAGCCCGTACCCATTTTCTGCGTACCAGCGCGGCCATGGCCACGCCTTCGGCCTCGCAAGCGCCGGTTTTGCCGGTGTATGAGCAGATGCTGGCGCAGTTACGCCAAGTGCAGTTGCAGCTTAAATCCCTGCAATCGGTGGAGCGCAAAATCGAGCGCAAACGGCAGGTAGTGGATCAATTTAGCCCGTATTTACACGGCGTTTTAGCGGCAGATAGCGGGCAAATGGACGAAGTTCTCAGCACAATTATGGTGTGGTATTTGGATACGGGAAATGTGACCGCCGCTTTGCCGTTAATTGACTACGCGCTGCGGCATAAATTGCGCCTGCCTGAGCGCTATAAGCGGTCGTTGCCCACGGTGGTGGTGGAAGAAACCGCCGAACACGCCTTGCTGGCTTTGGCGCAGGGCAATCTACCGAATATCGCTGCCTTATACCGCATTCAAGCGCTCACCCAAGACGAAGATATGCCCGATGTGGTGCGCGCCAAACTGCATAAAGCCTTGGGTTTGGCGCATGCGCACGCGGTGGAGGGCGAGAATGAAACAGAACAGCGCCGCCGTTTGCAGGCCGCGCTCCAGCAGTTACGCCGCGCTACGGCTTTGGAACCGCGCAGCGGGGTAAAAAAAGAAATGGAACGCTTAGAACGCGCGTTAAAGAATCTCACACCCGACACCTAGAACGCCCCCGGCGCCGTGGCGGCGGAAAGGGCCGGTTCATAGAAAAATGCTATTGATCTAAGCGCTTTCCCCACCGCCACTTTTTTATTGAAGGAGATCAGTTCATGCCCGGATTTGTGGCGATTCATCCCATAACTCAGCAAGAAAGGCTCAGCAGCACGGACTTTTGGCCGGCCATTGATCTGGCGCACGTGCGCGCTATCGCCAAACTTGACGGCACGATTCCCGATGCGCATTTGCATCACGCAGTCATCATGGCGATAGACAGCGTCAATAACGAACTGGCCGCTTGGGAAGGTCAACAACGGGCGGCCGGTTTTCGCCGTTTAGCGGACGTTCCCAGCACATTATTAAATGGGCAACACCGGCTGAGCGCGCTGTATGTTCAGGCGGTGATCTGCGTAGCTAGCGCCGATTTACTCGAACAACTGCGCGCTTATGACAGCAGTCACCACGGCCAGCAACAAGCCGATGCCTCAGCCCGCGCAGTGATGAACAGCGGCGGGCCGCGCACTGGGCCATCAGCGCGATGTTAAGCCGCACGCGCAGCACGGTAGAACTGATATGAAGGTGATAGCGCAACAAGGCGATACGCTCGATGCGCTGTGCTGGCGGCATGTGGGCCAAACCCGCGGCGTGGTGGAACAGGCGCTGGAACTCAACCGGGATTTAGCGGCTTTAGGGCCGATTTTGCCGCTGGGAACGTCGGTGATGTTGCCCGATCCGGTGGCGTATTCGGCGCCCACCCAGCCCTTAGTGCAGTTGTGGCAGTAAATGCCAGTTGTTTTTCCACCGGGTTTTATCGTGCTTACGGCCACGGCGATCAGCGCCTTGGCGCTGCTGCCGGGCATTGATCCGGATACCTTGATTGGCGCATTTGCCGGTTCAACCTTATTTGTGGTGTCTGCGCCGGATTTGCCGCTATGGCGGAGGCTGGTGTATTTACTGATCAGTTTGGCCTTGGGCTATTTGGCCGCGCCGGAACTGTTGCGCTGGCTGCCGTTGGTGCAATCACCGGGTTTGGCGGCTTTTATCGCCAGTGCCACCGGCATTAGCCTGACCTTGGGGCTGATTGAACGCGGCCGTGAAATGAATGTACTCGATCACTGGCTAGGGCGTTATCGCCGCAACGATCACAGCGAGCAAGGCAACGCCGATGAATGAATGCCTATCGCTGGTCACGGTGTTACTTAATGCGCTCATTAGCCTACGTTTACTGCTGTTCCGGGCCAAACAAGGGCAGCAGCGACGGTTGGCTATAGGTGTGCTGGCTTGGCTGCTGATTGTGTTTAACACGGCCTTTGCGCTGCATGTGGTTGTGGGCTGGGTGGACACTGGCCCACGGCAGGTAGCGTTGTTGGCGCTGCTGGCGGGTTTGATTATGCGAGCGCGTGGCAACGTGGCGCGGCTGGCCGGTTAAAGCGCTGCGTTTACGTGGACGGTACGGCGGCTTGCGCCGGTCATCATTAAGAAACAGCGCGGTGCAATCGGCGGCATTGAGATGCGGCAGGGACAATTGCGCGCGGGGCAAGGCGCTACCGGCAATGATGGCCACGGTTTCGGCCAGCACTTTCCACTGGCAGCCGCAGCCTAAGCGCGTGCATTGAAAGATTTGCAGGCGGATGTGCGGGGTCATCGCTTCGGAATGGCGAATCCGCGCCGGGCTGCCACATTGCGGGCAATCAATCACCATGCGGCTCATGGCGCACCTTCATTCAAAACAAGGAAAACGGGCATTATGTGACCTCCAAACCGTCGTTCTAGCTTAATGATTTCAAGGCCTTACACAAACACTGCGTCTTTGCATTTAAGGACGTACTTCCAGTTCCATTTCAGTGATAAAACCGCTGTTATTTAAGCGATGGGTGGTACTGACAATCAGCCAATCGGTGCCGTCGATTTCTGGCTTAAAACCGCGTACCTGTACGCTTTGTTCCGGATACAGGGCCGGATTACTCAAGGCCAACGTGAGGCTCAGCCGCGCGCCTTGGCGTTGCAAACGTTGGTATTCACTGCGTGCAGCATTTTCCGCTTCCACGGCGCTGGCATACGTTTGCGGCAAGATTTTGCCCTTATCGGGCGTACCGACCCACACCGTTTGCGTGCTGGCCGTATGCCTATCGAGCCAATGCGCGGCCACGCCGCTATGCCGTTGTTGTGCGTTGCAGCGATAGCGGTGGTTATCGCCGTCGTGGCGATGAATCAGCGTGCTGGGTAAGGGGGTGCCGCTGTGGGTCGTGCCTTGGCCGATCGGAGCAAACAGCACATAGCCGGACTTCACTGTACCGACGGCATCAAAGCGTTTGGCTAGCCGATTAAGCAAGGCCAGATCACTTTCCGCACTTTGATCGATATGCTCAATAGGCTGTGCCGCTAAGATCGGCGAAACACGCGCTATAAGGGCATTATCAGCCGCCAATTGCGCCAAAACTGCGCCTAAAGTGCTGTTATGCCAACTGCGGGTTTTGCGCAAACGTGCGCCTTGGCTTAAATCCGTGCTGCGGGCGCGTAAAGTGAGCACATCCGGCACGCCCGAATGTTCGATGTCATCCACCGTATACCGGCCTTTGTCCACCAAACCGCGCTGCTGCCAGCCCAAGGCCAAAGACAGCACCGCGCCGTGCGGCGGGATCGCCAGTTGGCCGTCATGGTCGGATAAACGCAGGTCGAGTTGGTCAGCTTCATCATTGCGCGCTTCGCTCAAGCTCAGTTCGATCAAGCGCGGGGCGATGCGGCCGGTTAAATCCTGATCGTCTAAGGTCAAGCGAACGGCCGCCGCCGGATAGGTGTTTTTCATCATGCGGCCGTATCCATTGGCAGCGGATCATTCACGCGCAATAAACTCAGTTCAAATTCAATTTTGCGTGCCCGCCCGTCGGGAAAAAACAGGCTGTGCGTTTCATTTAAGTGCTGGATCACATACGCGCCATGCACCTTGCCCGTGCCATCCACTAACGGCAGCGGCTGCCCGGCATCGGCCAGCGCTTGCAGTTCGCTCAAACTGGCCGCCGTGCCGCTAATGTCGGGGGCAATTAAGCCGCTCAACGTGATACTTTCTTCGCCCGGCCCGGTGTATTGATAGGCCGCCCGCGTGCCAACGCGGCTATGGCTGGCATGCTGCCAGGCGCGTTGACGCTGCAATTGTTGGTAGGCCAAGGTGGGCAAGGAAAACACAAACAGTCCCAGCGCCATCATCTGCGACATAAACCGCTCCTAATCGTCGGCCAAGGCCGAATAACGCCGCGCTTGGCGTTCGCGTTCGCGGCGATCCAATTCCGCGCGCACGGCCACGGCAATGGCCTGTGCGTCTTGTCCGGGCGCAGCATGAATATGAATTTCATAGTGCGTAGAAATAGGCGCTATTTGGCCGTTTGGCACGCCTGTGCTTGTTGCGGCCATTACCGGAGCCGTGGCCATGGACGTACCTAAAACGATTCCAGCAGTGGCTTGGCGTAGCCGTTGACCCATCGCTAATACGGCTTGCACCGGTTCATCTTCTTTTTGCTCGATGCCGCGCGTATAGCCTTGCAAGGTGAAACCGCCCAAACCAGCAAACAAGCGCGAGGGGCTGTTGACCTTTAGGAAGTCCTTAAATCGATCCACTGCCCCGCCGATCACATCGGTTAGCACCGTGCCGACACTTCCGGCCATCTGTTTAATCCCGCCGATAAAGCCTTGCAGCATCTCGATACCAAATTGCTGGAATTTTTCCGGCCAGCCCAGCAGCACGGTATTCATGGATTCCCATAAGCCATTTAAGCTTTGTAAAATCCGTGCGCCATCTAAGCTGAAAATCCCGGCAATCAGGTTCCACACGGTTTTGATATGGCCCCCAATGCCGTCCCACAGCACGCGCATAACATCAGCAATCACGCCCCAATTGCGAATAATCAGGCCGTGCGGTGTCCATGAAAGAAGCTGTTTAAGGCCATTAAACGCACTGAAGGCGGCCTCTTTGATCACGTCCCACATCGCACCAAAAAACGCACTGGCTTCACGGAAATAATCTTTGATCACCTCCCACATACAGCGGAAAAATTCGCTGATCGGTTCCCAGTGTTTATAGATCAGATACGCGGCCAAACCGATAGCGGTAATCGCTAAGCCGATGGGATTAGCCATTAAGGCCCGACCTAGCCACAACACCGCTTGGCCGACGAAAACCAGACCCGTTTTAAGCCTCATCAAGAGCGGAAAGGCGTGTGCAAACGCCGCCGCGCTGATGCCCAAGGTCATTGTCAACGCACCAAAGGCGGTGATCACCACCGCTAACACCCCACCGACGATACCGAGGGTTTTGGCTAATGCGGGATTGGCGGCCATCCATTGCCCAAACCCTTGTAATAACGGGGTAAGGGCTTGGCTTAGGGCGCGCAAAGCCGGGCTAAGGGCCTCAAATAAACCGATGCTGAGGTCTTTGGCCGCTGAGCGCAGTTGGTCTATATCTCCGCTCAGGTTATCGGCCATCGTTGCGGCCACCTTGGCCGCTGCGCCTTGGCTGGCTTTAATCGCCGCCAGTTGCTCGGCAAACTGGCCTTGACCGATGGTGTCCATTAACGAACTCATGCCGGTTAAGGCTTCTTGACCAAAGATTTTTTTCAGCGAGGCCAATTTATCGCCGCTGCCGTGCGACTGAAGCGCGCTGTCTAAATCGGCCAAAATATCGGCCATCGTGCGCAAATTGCCCTGCTCATCTTTGGTGCTAACCTTCAGCGCCTCTAATTCTTTGAGCGCATCACTGGGCAAGGCCGCCAAGCGTGTGGTCATCGTGCGCAGCGCCGTTCCTGCTTCGCTGCCTTGAATACCCACATTGCCCAGCATGCCGGTCATGGCAATGCTGGCGGCCGTATCCATCCCGGCCGCTTTGGCAATCGGGGCAAAGTATTTCATCGTTTCGCCCAAATCCTCCAAACTCATATTGGCGCTGGTAAACCCGGCGACCAATTGATCAGCCAATTGCGTCATCGCCGCTGCATCGGCCGGATCAATACCAAAGGCCGAGGAAATATTAGAAGCAATATCCGCTGCCCGCGCCACGTCCACATCCCCGGCGCGAGCCACGTCCAGCATGGCTTGCGTGGAAGCAATAATCTGATCGGCCTTAAACCCGGCTTGCGCCAAAAACGCCTGCCCTTTGGCCACATCCACCGCTGAAAACGAGGTGCTGGCCCCTTTGGCCCGTGCATCGGCACGCAGCGCTTTCATCGCATCGCTGTCTTTGTCCAAACCGGTTAACGCCTGCACCTTGGATAAGACTTCATCCAGTTCTAAGCCGGGGGCGAGCACAGGAACCGCATATTGAGTGAAACGCTCATGCGCTTGCTTACCTGCATTCCATCCCTTGCTAATACCGCGTCCAATAGCACCACCGGCGCCTTTGATGCGTTCACCTAGGGCAAGGATTTTGTTTTGTTTTTCAAGTTCGGTCGTCGCTTGTTTAATTTCACGGCGAAAAGCCCACTGCTTCTTTGCCATTTGATCGGTACTGATACCCGCCCGTGCTAAGGTTTTTTCGGTTTGCTCTAGGCTCTTTTTCAAATATTTTTGCTGTTGATTGAGCACGTTGCTTTGTTGCGCGGCTTCTTTGGTGCGTTGCGTATGATTGTGCAAGCTTGATTGGATTATGTGACAACTCGCGTTTAATTTAGTAAGGCTAATTTTGTGGTCAGTATGTAGCTGCTGCAATGCCTTATTAGGTCCTTTGCACCGCTCCAATTCTTTAGCGTATTTGTTAACTTGCTTTAGCGTACGATTACGTTCTTGATTAAGCGCCTTAAGTGCATCGCGTTGCTCATTTTCTTCTTGGCGAAGATGCTTTAGCTTAGCTCCCATTTTCTCGGCTTGATCGCTCACTACCCGCAGTTGCATGCGTAGTTTTTGATAGCTGCTGATGTCAGCGCTACTGTGTTGCACTTTGTTGAGCGTGCTAGCAAGAGCCTGGGCGTGTTGTCTAAAGTGCTTAAAAGGTGCAGTAATTTTGTCAACTACCGGCCCAAGCTGGATTTGTAAACGCAAAGGATCAGCCATGTGATGACCCTTCCGCTAATACAACGTTGGGCCGTACTAACGCATAGGCGGTAATGGCGGGGGCGTTGAACGGGAGCCTGTAGGCGTTTGCGTAGCTGTCAACTCTGGAAATAACACCGCTTCCAGCTCCTGTTTGAATGTCTTGTAATAGGCGTGTTCGGCTTCGATTTTTGCCACCATATCCATCTCTTTTAGTGCAGCATATTCGGCTTTTATTGCCGCGTAGTCTTCCCAAAATGCGTCGTTGAAGTCCTCTTCTATAACGGTATAGATGATGTCGGCAGGCGTATTTTCCTCCTTCATCATGTTTTTTAATATATCTATCCGCTCTTTCGGTTGGATCCACATCCACCTTTTTTCCAGTTCTTCTAGCCGTGCTTGTTTGGCTTTCAATCGTTTTAGCGACGGCGTAGCCTGTTTGGAAAGCGGTGGCGGTAATGAGGGCGAAGTCATGGATGCAAACGCGGCCGTAAGGCGCTCCAATTCGGCTTCTTCCTCTTCGACAGCTTTCTTTGTTTGCTGTCTTAATGTTTCCAATTCGGCCAGTGTGGCTTCTATCTGGGCCACCGCCTTGGTATTGCCCTCGGTAACAAATTGGGCCTTGAGCGTAGCGCAGTATTCCCAAAATTCGGGCGTAATATTGGCTTCTGCCTCGGCCAGTTCTTGCCTTCTGGCTTCTACGGCCATACGTACGGTTTCTAGTTGGCTCTGCGCTTTGTGCAACGCCTGTTCCCAATCCAGTTCGGCAGAAGGTGTAGCTTTGAATGGCTGGGTTTTGGATTTTTTGACTAGACGTTTTGCCTTTTGTTTGGCTAATTTTTCGTCCGTGCGCTGATTCAACTGATCCAGCTTCATGTTCATGCGATCCCAAAACCCCGGTTTCTGCGGCGCTGGAACCTCCCATTGCTTTGAGGCTTGGATTTGCGCCCTTTCTTCGCGTTCGAGTTGTTCTTGTTGATGTCGATTGAGTTTCCTCAATTCCTGCAACATCATGTAATTGGCATGTTCGGGCGTATGTTCGGCTTTGACTTTTAAATAGATCAAACCGCAAAAAATGATCAACAGCCCCAGCATGAACATGCCGATGTTGTAAGCGACATTGATAAGGAAATCGATCATGAATGGATGATAACAACATTATTTCACTCCGCTACGTTGATAGGCGCGTTGTCGCCACTGCATCAGTTCTTCCACTGACCAGCGTTCCATGTCCGAAAGCGGCCAGTGAAAGGTCACAGCAATATCGGCCATGGCCTCTTCTACGTGGGCACAGTAAGGCGGCGAGCGAAAAAACCCGCAATTTCCGTGCCTAATGCCAATAAATCGGACAGGGCCAAACGGCTCACATCGGCCTCGGTGAGGGTGGGGGTGGTGATGCGGGGCAGCACCTTGTGTAAGGCGCTCACATCCAGTTGCGCCAGTTCGACCAAAGCGATGCCGCGCAGCTCACCGGCGGTCGGTTTGCGCAACGTGAGTGCGTCAATGGTTTGCTCACCGCGTTGAATCGGTTCGTCTAAGGGGATGGCTTGAAGGGATGAAATGGAGGTGTTCATAAGGATTCTCATTTAAGAAAAGAGAGGAATGTGTTTGTTGGGTCTTAGCTAAACCACAGGCTTGCCGCAGCGATAAGTGCAGCCAAAGGCCATAGCACGGCAGCTACGGCGTAGTACTTGCGGACAATACCGGCATCTTTTTCACTCATTTGTCCGGTAATAATCAGTTTGAACATGACGTAACGTTCCTTATCTAAACCATAGATATAGCGCTGCTAAAAGCGTGGTCATTGCCACGCAAGCACGGGCAATAGCCGTAATCAAGGCCGCATTAGCGAGTTTTAGCCCTACTTGTCCGGCCTGTTTTTGGCTCATTTTTCCTGTCACGATTAAAGACGATTGCGGTTTTGGCGTATGCTTGCGCATGCGCTGCTCCTTAGTTCAGGTAAGGTGTAGGTGAAGAACGCCTCAACCGTTGGTCGCGGTTGGGGCGCTCGCTTTTTAGGGGTCTAAATGCCGATAGCGCGGCGAATGTCGGCTAATAAATCGGCGCCGCCGATGGTTTCGACCATATTCACCAGGTCGATTTCAATCAGCACCTGGCCGTTCAGGCTGAGCTTGTAATAGCTACAGGCGAGTTTGGCCTTAAATTCGGTGTCATCGCCGGTTTTGGCTGATCCCAAATCCAGCTCGCTCCAGCGACCACGCACGACGATTTCCAGGGCATCGACAGCGGCCGTATCTTCCCGTTGATAGGCCCCAGCAAAGCGCAGTAATACGGCGTTATGCCGTTTGGCGGCGTATTGGCGCACGATCTGCGGCATGAGGCCACCAAAGGTGCATTCCATTTCAATGGCCTCTTGGCCTAAATCAATCTGCACCGGCCCGACCATGCCGCCGCCGCGGTATTCCTCCATCGCGCGGGTTAAGGTGGGCAGGGTAATTTCTGTGGCTTGGCCCAAATAGCTTTCACCGTCGTTAAAGACATTGAAGTGTTTTAGTTTGCGCGGCAGTGCCATGCTGTTTTCTCCTTAGGCGTTGATGGCGGCAGCAAAATCAATCAAATAGCGGTCGGTAATCCGCTGGCGTAAGCGCAGCTGTTCTAAGGGCGGCACCGGCGTGTAGTCGTAATCAATGGCTAACCGGCCGTCTTTAAGCGCAGAAACCGGGTTGGCCGTTTCGTCATACCAGGCGTTGGCATCAATGAGATAACCCTTGGCCTTCAGTTCGCGGAAGGTGCTGTTAATGCCTTCTAACATGTCCTTAACTAACGAGGCGTGCAGCGGTTTGTCCACCGCCCACATATGCGCTTGCGCGAGGGTGTCGGCGAGCACATGCGCGGTGCGCGTGGCCGATTCAAAAGCAAATAAGGGTTCATCGCTGCATGTGCGGCTGCCCCAAAAGCGAAAGCCGTTGCTGTTGACTACGGTGGTCACATCGTGCGCGTTCAAATAACCGGCATCGGTGGTGGGGTCTTGCAAATCCCAATGCACATCATGAGATATGCCGCTCACCCCACTCACCGCCACGTTCGACAGGGTTTTGTGCCAGCCCTGTTCAGCATCAATACGCGCGCGTAGCCCTAAGGCGCTGGCCACGGCCGGTACGGTCATGGCGCTAGAGGTGGCGCTATCCCAAGCGACAAAATCCGGCCAAATCAGCATGAGTTCACGCTGAGCAAATTGCTTGCGATAAAGGGCCACGTCTTCCTTGCTGCTGCCTTGGCCGCTGACATAGGCCATCGCACGTAGTTTTTTCGCCACTATGCCCAAAGCGTGCGCTACCGGTTCGCTGTCTAATCCGGGTGCGCCGAGAATACGCGGCGTGACTCCCAAGGCGGTTTGTGCGGCTAATAGGGCCTGCAAACCGGTGTAGCGCCCGTCTTTATACCCGCCGATCACATGGCTGGTGGTTTGTGCTGCATCCTCACCGGCGGCCACACGCACGAGCACCACCACTGCGTGCGTTTGCTGGGCAATGGCGTTTAAGGCGGTGGCTAAGGTGCCGCCGTTTCCGGCTTTCTCGATAGCCGGGGCTAAATCCCCGCTGAGTAATACCGGCGTATCTAAGGGAAAAACGCTTGTATCGGCATTCGGCGCGGTGGCCACTAAGCCAATCACCGCCGTGGAAACGGTACGAATAGGACGAATGCCGGTGGTGAGTTCAATCACCCGCACCCCGTGATGGTAATCAGTCATAAAAACGCCTGGTTTGCAGAAGAAAAGTGAAGGGTTAGAGGGAGTTTCTGGTTAATAGCGCGACGATCACGCCGGTTTAGCGTTAATTCCACGATGTATTGCCCAGCCTGTGCGCCGGGAATCAAGGCAATGTGGCGCAGCGCAATACGCGGTTCCCAGCGCATTAAGGCCAGCGCAATGGCGGCAAATACACGCACCTGAATGCGGTTATGCGCCGGTTGATCAATCAATTCGGGCAATAGGCTGCCGTAATCCCGGCGCATGATTCGGCTGCCCAGCGGCGTAGACAGCAGATCGGCAATGGATTGGGCTAAATGCGCTGTATCCGAAAGCGGCTTGCCTGTTTGGCGGTGCATCCCGTTCATCGTTACCACCAACGTACGGTGTAAATCAGCGCGCAAATCGCCATTACGCGCAGAAAAAACGCCAAGGCATCACTGACTTTTCGATCTACCGGCGCTTTAAGTTCTAGACCCTGTTTCATGGATATTCTCAATACAAAGGTTTTACAGTAGGCTTTCATCGTTCCCTCGTGCCCTATACACGGGTGGATATAAGAGCCTCAGTCGTTGGCGCGACTGGGGCTTTCGTTTTCTTGCGTGCATTACTGCGGTGGGCCGGTGCTGCCGGGGCCGGGTTGAATGCCGCTATGAACGTGACCTTTGAGGCTGATACCGCCGCCGATCACATCGTTTTGCGCAGTTAGACTTTGGGCGCTTACGCTTTGGCTGATCGTCGCACTACCGTTGATCAACGCATCGCCATTGACCGTGAGCGGGCCGTTCAGCGTGATCCCGCCCGGGGCGCTCACGCGGGCGCTGCCGTTATTCGGTAACACCGCGCTTAAAACATGCTGGGCGTGGTCATAGTGAATCTGCGCGCCATCGGCAAAGGCGATGCAATGGGAATCCACCGAAGCGCTGGGCGGTGGGTAGCTATTGGAATACAGGCCGCACAGCACCACCGCCGCCAGGGTGTTGCCCTCCGGGGCCAGCACCAGCACTTGTTCGCCAAGGCTGGGTGCTGACCACGTGCGGCTTGACCCGGCGCGCAGCGTCAACCACGGCAGCCACGCGCTGGTGCGGGTATGAATCTGCACCCGGCAACGGGCGCGTACCAAATCAACCTCGGCAATCACACCGGTTTGGATCAGGTTATGCAGGCAATAAGTAAGCGAAGTGTTCATGACAATCAGCCTGCGCCCAGACATTGACGATCACCAGCTAGCGCGCATGTACAGCAGCGGTTCTACAGGTTTATGGGGAAATAGTGGGCGATAAGCACAGCATTTCAGTGCGAGGATGAGGTTATCCAGCAGATTGCCGTTAATAACGCATAGCGTTAATATCACAGGATGATTACGCACTTTCGCTGTAAAGACACACAAACCCTCATGGAAGGCGTGCGGGTTCGGCGTTTTATCGCTATTGAGCGCGTAGCGCTGCGCAAACTGGCACAGTTGGATGCGGCCGCAGACTTGGCCTTTTTGCGGGTACCACCGGGAAACCACTTGGAAGCCTTACAGGGCGACCGCGCAGGGCAACACAGTATCCGTATCAATGACCAATGGCGCTTGTGTTTTGTGTGGCAAAACGGCAATGCCAGTGACGTTGAAATTGTTGATTACCACTGAAGGAGAACCGTTATGAGCAGGCACGTTGAATGGCCGCATCCGGGCGAAATTTTGCTGCATGATTGGCTAAAACCTTTGGGGGTCACTCAATACGCCCTGGCGAAGGCCATTGGTGTACCGCCACGACGCATTAATGAAATTGTGAAAGGGCTACGCGGTATTAGCGCCGATACTGCTTTGCGTTTAGCCACATTTTTCGGCACAGACGCGCAAAGTTGGGTCAATTTACAATCGCGCTATGACTTGATGATGGCCCGCCAAAGCATAGATAGCTTTTTGCGCCGTATCGCACCACTGCAAACGCAAGGATTGGCCGCCGCTTAATCGCGCCGCCAAAGGGTTCCACATACACCCGATGGTCGGGAAAGTGCGCCATGATCCACGGCGCTAAGGCCCATTTTCCGCCGAAATAGCGCAATAAAGTGCGGCGCGGGTGTTCATTTGACGTGGAATCAGCGGCTGTTTTCGCTAGGGAGTGCGCGTTCATGATCCGTCCTGCGTGGCATAACAGGCGTTCGATGACGCTCAAAGGAGAAGGGTATGGGGAACGTAAACTGATTCAGTGTGCGGCAGCGCGGGCATTTAATGGCCAGAGCGATGTACTGGCCTTGGGCTAATTTGCGCTGGCACTGACGGCAACGAATCGTGTGCATGAGCGGCAGGCTGGGGTTCATTAAAACCGTTCCTGCGGCTGAATGTCCGCATCCAAAATTTCCGCTGCGCGGCCTTTAGCTAACAAACCCAAGGTTTCCATTTGCTCCACACCGGAACGGGTAGCCGGGTCGTCCAAATCGGTGTATTCGGCTTTGCGTGAGCGCTCCAAGATCACGCGCAAAACCGCCGCTTGCGTGCGCTTTTCCAGCGGATCACTGGGGTTGTCCAAAGCGGCCAGTTCCATAGCAACGCGCTCTTGCATGCTAAAACGCAGATCAAAGGCTAAATTGGTGATATGCCTACCCACTTCGTCGTCATCGTCCTGATCGTCTTCGTCCGATTCGGTTTCACTTGAAGCAGAGAAAGGTTTTGATTCGGTCAATTCAGATTCGGATTCTGGCAAGCATTGCCAATACTGTGCCGCGTTATTAAATGCCCACTGGCCGCTGCTATCGGGCGGGGCAATCAAGGTGAGTTCATCCGGAATCGCTTGGCCTAATGCCAAGTGATTGGCGACCGGCTGGCCGCTGGTTTTGGCAAATAATGGCTGGTTTCTAAAATCAGCAACCACGTCCCATGCGGTTTTTTCTGCATTAATGCGTAACGCTTGTTGCGGGCCGGGCGTGGTTTTTGGCGCAAATAACACCGTGTTGGCCGGTAGCGGGTAGGCGCCATCAAAATCTTGCCGCACGATCTGGATCATGCCGCTGTACTGACCGCTGTGCGGGTCATAACTAAAACCGGGAATGCTGGCCGGGCTATTTAAATCAGACATCGTAAAAACGCCTTTAGTAAGTAATTAATAAGCAATACAACAACGGATAAAAAAGCCTGCAGGCAGGTTGTGCTTGCCGCCAGTGGCGGTATTGGTGACGCTGTGATCGTGCTCGCCGTTTTCGGCCACAGAAATGGGATGCGTGTGGCTGCCGTTTTCGGCAACGGTAATGGCGTGGATATGCTGGCCGTTAGCGGCAATGGAAATGGAATGCGCGTGATTGCCGTTAGCACCGATGCCGACGTTATGCGCATGGTGACCGGCAGCACCGGTTTGGGAGCCAAATCGTGTATTCCAATGGGCTACTGAACGGCTACTGCCTTTTTTGGCGTTCCAGCCAGGGTAATCGACACAGGAGTGCGTATGCTCGCCTTGTGCATCCGTCCACGCGGAATGAACATGATTTCCCGCTACGCCGCTGCTGGCGCTGTGCGCATGGCTGCCCGCTGCCGTGCTGCTGGCCGTATGCAGGTGATGGCCTGCCGCTTGGCTGCTGGCGCTGTGCGTGTGCTTGCCATTCGTGCTAACGGTGGTTGTATGCGTGTGATGTTTGTTTTCCCCGCTGGTGGGTGTGCCGACTTTGTTGGCGTTATGCGTATTAACTAAGGCAAACTCTTCCGGGATATTCGGTAATTGGAAGGTGGAATGGCCGTCGCCTTCCCCGTGTTTGGTACCAATGGCGGCAAATAAGGCCGGATACTGGCTGCGTGAAACCAGCGAACCGTCACAAGCGAGAGTTCCGGCGGGCGGTTCAGCGCCTGCAAACAAAATCACTTGCCCGGGAATATGCACGCTGGCAGGAATATCGGTTACGCGATCCCATGGCTGCTGATGCTGATCCAGCACCGTTTTTAGCGTGATGGCGGTAATCGCGCGTTCGGTATCCGTGCCACTGAGCGCTTGATCATCGGTCGCCAGTGCGATCACGCCGGGCCGGTCGTGGCTGGCCGGTGGATTTATAAAATCAGCCGGGCCAAACTGAATTAGTGCCGCCTGTTCCTGTAACAGCCGAATATCCAGCGATAACAGCACAATGGCTTGCGCGGATTTCTCCAAAATCGCTTCCGGTTGGCTGTACACCGCTAGCAGCGTGCCGTTGTCCAAATACAGGGCAAAACTGCGTAGCGTGTAGCTATCGGCGCTATCATCGCGCAAGGTCACATGCAGCGTATCGGCGGCAACGGTTTGCCCGGCAAACGTAGTTAAGCGCTTGATTTCATCGGGCAACATCGCCGTTTCAGTATCAGCTACAAAATGCGTGCTACTGACCCCAATTTCAGCCAATAAAACGTCATTTGTGCCGTTGTTGTGTGCATTAATCAGCGCCGCGCGTCCGACATCGGTCAATGTGAGGGCTAAACCGCTCATAAAGAGGCCTCTACGAGCGTTAAACGGCGGTGTAAGGCGCTGCGCACTCCGGTGACGCACTGAATCTGTGCATGCGCTTGCACGCCTTGGGTAAAGGTGAAATGGCTGCGGGCCGGTTTCACTCGGCGCACGGCGGCAATGACTTCATCGACAAAGGCCGCTGAGGTGGGTGAACCGTCTTGACCGCTCAGGGTCAAGATCAATTCAAAGGTGTGCGGTGGGCCGGGTGGGTCGGTTTGCCACCATTCCACCAAGTGCATGGAACCGCCAAAACTGGCGATCACCTCGCGCATGCTGGCCGCCGTGCCTTTGTGCCGGGCCACGCTGAGCGCGCTGCGAATCAGTTGCCGTTTGATGGCTTCGGGCCACGTGGCTTCCCAATGATCCACCGATACCGCCCAGGCCAACCACGGTAATAGCGGTGCGGGGCAGGTATCGGGATTCCATAATTGCGATAACGGCACAGGAATGCTCTCAAGGCGCACCATCACCTGTTCGGCGGCGCGCTCTAAAGGCGTGACATTGGGCGGTAAGAGGCTATTCATCGGTACCGGCGTAATTGAGGGTAATTCCGGTGCAAAACGCGGCTTGCTGGCGATTGAGCAGCAAATCGGTAACAGGCTGATGCAAGATCACGCGCTGCACGCCTTCACTGTGTAAGGCGGCAAATAAGGCTGAACGGGTGACATCACGGCCCAAACGATGATTAGCTGCCGCATATCTTTGCGCTCGCTGCTGGGATTGGGCCAACACCACGCTGGCATCGGGACCGGCATAGGTCGTGATGCTGGCTTCAATGTCATACGCAACAATCTGCGCGCTGGCGACGGTAACGTAATCAGTTAATGGGCGCACATGATCGGCATTGAGCGCGCTATTGACCGCAGTTAATAGGGCCGTATCCGCGCTGCCGTCGCCGTGGCGAGACAGCACATGCACCTGCACCTGACCGGGTTGCGGGCTGGCCACGCTGGTATCGAGCACATCGGCGTGCGCGCCCAAAGCGTGATAGATATACGCGCCTTCCGGTCCGGCCACAGAAAAACGTTCCGGGGCCAAGGTAATCCGCCGCCGAAAATCAACATCACTTTCATAGCGCGCGGGCTGTTGTTTGGCCGGATCGCCGGAATCAAGCAAGCGCCGTTTTACACCGAATAACGCGCCTAAATGATCCAAATCCGCGCCGCCCAAGGCATAGGCCAACATCACGCTACGCGCCCGGTCATTAAACTGCTGGCGCAGCCCCATTTCCCGGTACGCGGCCACCTCCAACAGCTTGACGATGGGATCGGACTCCAGCCACGCATCAAAGCCCGGCAAACGCGCCTGCAACGCCGCACGCATCGCGGCCAGCAGGGTTTCATAATCGATCTGCTCAATCACCTCAGGCATCGGCAGACGGGACAGGTCAACAGCAGTAAAAGAAGACATGCCGCCAAGTTAGAGGCTTAGGGATTACTCCCGCCAGCGGTTTTGCGTGTACAAACCGACCTGTACAAGCCCCGTTATTTACTTGACGCTAAAATCATTCGTTGTCATGATCGGCAACATGAATACAAAAGCCACATTGATTGGTCAATCTAGGCGGCGTTTGCCTGATGGGGGTCTTATTGAATGGGTGATTTGGCACGTGCCTACCCCCGTGCCACCGACAACACACGGCTTCAAATACCGCTTGGTCTATATCCGTGATGGGGAGCGCGTGGTGGGTTTTGATAACGAACGCGGCAAGGGCGATCACATGCACCTAGATGGGCAGGAATGGCCGTATACCTTCAGCAGTATTAAGCAGTTGCTGGCTGATTTTTTCCATGAAATTACCCAACGAGGCGCACAATGAGAACGCTGACTATTCATATAGAACCTGATTTGGCTACAAACATGGCCCAGTTTGCCGAACGCGCAGAACGCGGATTGGCTACGGGCAAATATCAAGGCGAGTTTTTGAGCTTTCCCACGCCAGCGCTTTTTTTCCGTGAACTTACGCCTAATCGTTGGAATATGGCCAAGCACCTTTTGGGTGGTAAAACGGTAGGTGTGCGCGCCTTAGCCCGGCAATTAGGCCGCGATGTGCGCCGGGTGCATGAAGATGCAGCCATTTTGGTCGAACTGGGTTTGTTGGAGCGAACCAAATACGGGGCGCTGTGTTGCCCGTATAGCCGTATTCATATCGATATGGTTTTAGAACCGGCGACACAAGAACGCACTGAATTAGCTAAAGCCGCTTAAATTCACTCTAAGCGGTGAGGTGATCGATCAGCAGGTTGCGGATTTTTGCGCGTAATTCGGGGGTAAATCCCAGCAGTTCGCGGCGCGGATAACGCACCCGCGGGCCGCGTGGGGCCACAGAATCCCGTAAACCGTACTGGTGAACGCGGGCAATGCGGGCG